GAAAAAGGCAGAGAACCTTTACCGCTCTATTTCCCAGAAAATGAAAGCGCTGCCAAGCAGCAACCAGGCAATAAAGCAGACAGTGCTGCGGACGCCGTCTATGGAGCTTACGCCACAGGAGAGTGAACAGCTTTCTAAGTATGTATCAGATGATACATATGTGAAAAAACAGAAGGAAGATATCGAGGAGCTGGCCTCTATGTTTAAGGATATCTTAGGGAAGAGCAATGAAGCGGACGATAAGATGTTTGTGAAGGAATTTGAAAGCCATTTTATTCCCGAGGAAGGCTTCCGGGCCTCCTACCTGTTTATGATAGAAGGCAAAAAACAGCCCCTGTACCTGGATGTACGGGGGGATGAACTGACCTGTTATTATGGCAATGAAGATAATATTGATGTCTATGCTAAGCTTAGTTCCGATATTATGGCAAATATTATCAATGGCAGGATGACATTCCAGAGGGCATTTATGACAGGCGTTATGACAGCGAAGGGCAATTTTAAGACGTTGAGGATGTTGGATACTATATTCAATTTCATAGATGATTAATTAGGAATTGGCAATGAAATAGAAAATGTGCAGCCATCCTGTGGCCGGGAATCTACAGTCAGGCGGCCCCCATGTGCTTCAATTGCTTGCTTTGCAATTAACAGTCCAAGGCCTGTGCCCCCTTGTTTAGTAGTTTTAAAGGGCGTAAAAAGTTCCGGCAGGATTTTTGGATCGATACCGCCGCCTGAATCGGTAATATCAAGGTGCAGAAAAGAATCCTTCTGGTATACCTTAAGCTGCACAGTCCCTGTGCCCCCCATAGCTTCATATGCATTTTTAAGGATATTGAACAGGGCCCGCCTAAGCTGATCTGGATCGATAGGGCAAGTGGCAGGCAGGGAAGCTTCTTTTGCTATTTTTAAATGGAAGTCTTTAGAATGGAATATGGCAGGGCATGCATGTTCAAGTTCTGATAAAAATTTATCCGGGGAAGTAGGAAGCAGAGTAAGTTCGCTTGAGGAACGCGCAGAGTTCAGTTCGATTAGCATTTTCTTTAGGGAAGTTAATTCCTGCATAGAGCTTGTCCAGTAAGGGTATTCATTAATTTCCGGATGCATTTTTTCAACTAATTGCAGGGAACTGTTAATAAATGTAATATAGTTTTTGATTTCATGGAAAATTTTTTGGTAATCTTCGTTTGTCATGTAAATTCCTCCCACTATTTGAAAAAATATTCATATTGCAAATATTTTAGCATTTAAAAATGTGCATTTCAAGACAAAATGAGCTACCAAATTCGACAAAAAAAGGAGAATATGATATGAAAGATAACAATTGTATTTTTTGCAAACTGGCCTCCGGGGAAATCCCGACAAATACAATTTACGAAGACGGGAAGTTCCGGGTAATTCTAGATGCTGCGCCTGCTTCAAAAGGGCATGCTTTGATTATTCCAAAAGAGCATTTTGCGGATTTGTATGAAATAGATACGCAGCTTGCGGGGGATGCTATGATACTTGCTAAGAAACTGGCAATCCATATGACGGATAAATTAAAGTGTGATGGCTTTAACTTGGTACAGAATAATAAAGAGGTGGCTGGGCAGACTGTATTTCATTTTCATCTGCACTTGATTCCACGTTATAATAAGATGAAGAATGATGATATTTTAACATGGAGCCATGAAACATTTACGGCAGAGGAGATGAAAGAAATCTTCCAATATATCGACACTGTCGTTGACGGACGATTTGTTGAAGAATTGAAAGACGTTAATCTCCCTTATATTGGTTCATCCAATCAAAGGATTATCCGCTTAAATAAACGAATATCTGCCACGCTCAACTTTGGCATTTTTAATGGAGTACATAAGTAAATGATAAAATTTGAAAAGATAAGCAAAAAGCAATTTAACATCGACGTCAAAGATAATGAAATTCCTTGCTCTTACTCGCAGATTATATTGCCGCGCAGGGCTACGAAAGCAAGCGCTGGTTATGATTTTTTCTCACTCGTTTCATTCAGTCTTGCCCCAGGTGAACAAATAAAAATTCCAACTGGTATTCGCATCATATTGCCAGAAGATAGGTTCCTAATGATAGTGCCGCGTAGTAGCTTGGGGTTTAAGTACAGGCTCCAGCTCAACAATACGGCAGGCATCATAGACTCCGATTATGCTTACTCCGATAACGAAGGACATATATGGATTAAGATTACAAACGACTCTAAAGACGGCAAAAAATTACATATCACCACCGGTGATGCAATAGCTCAAGGGATAATTCTTCCCTTCTTCAAAACTGATGATGACACCACGGACACAGCAAGAAATGGCGGTCTCGGTAGCACCTCAAAATAAGACTTTAGAGCGACATTAACTGGCTTTGATAACTTCTTCGAGAAACTCAATGAAGTGTCACAGCGGTTAAATGGCGCAGCCAGAATGGCAATTAAGCGGCATTATTATAACACGCGGTAAGCTCAATAATCCGCTTGCAGTTTCATTTTCAGCATAAATATTAAAAAATAAGGGCGACCATTAAAAAAGGTACGCCCTATTTTTATTCACATAAAAGTCATCTTTTATTTAGAATTTTTACCCGCTCCTCTCATACATAAAAAATCTAAGGAGCATTAACTTATGAAGAACAACCAAAACATCCCACGCAACTTGCCCGAACTCGCCGAGATAATGAAGCTTATAACCAGCGGTTCATACTCGGTTAGCCAAAGCAAATTCATCGGAGACATTTTTGAGTGTGGTGCCATTACGATATCGAACATCGTAAATCTATTCGAGAAGAAAGAACGCAGCGAAAGATACGCTCAAATTATGGACTCCTACTCTGAACGAGACCGCTCGCTTATGCGCACGATATTGGGAAAGATATTTGACCTCTTATCGTCTGTCGTCGAAGACAACGGAAGATTCCACGATTATCTTGGCGAACTCTATATGTGTTGTAATCAAGGCAACGACAGAACAGGACAATTCTTCACTCCGTATGATGTATCAAAGTTTATGGCTAAGGTGTCAATAGGCAGTGATATCGTCGAAGTAGCCAAGCAAGACAAAGTAATCTCGATAAGTGACCCGTGCTGTGGAGCTGGCGGAATGCTACTCGCCGCGATTGATGTTATAAAGAATGATTATGGTATCAATTATACGCGAAGTTGTCTGTTTGAGGGATGCGACATTGATATACGATGTGTGCATATGTGTTATCTACAGCTCTCACTCGCCGGCGCGTCTGCCATAGTTAAACATCAAAACACTTTAACTAATGAGCAATGGAGTATCTGGCGTACACCCGCATATATGCTGCAATATCCGCATTTCAAATAAGAAAAAGAAGGCGACCTGTGGAAACTAATCCATAGATCGCCTATTTTTTTATTCATTAAAATACTTATCTCCGAGCCGCGTAGCCCAACCCTCAAACCAAATACTGTCGTAATCTGGCAATTCGTGATACGTCTTTTTACCGCTCCGTACAACTATCTCTCGGTACCAATATCGAATACAAGACGGTATGCTTACCAAGAACGGCATAAATACGCCCAGCATTATGTTCTGTAAGCCGTGCCCGCTCTCGTGGCGTCTGATACTATAAGTCGGGTTCTTGTTAGTTACGAAGAAGCACCCACACTCAAAGCCGCCCCAATTCTCTCCTACTTCAAAATATATGAAATAATGAAACCTATGAGGCTTGTGCCCCGTCACCATCAATGCGATAGCAACAAGGCAGCCCACCAATGTCATCGGCAGCCCCCACGTAAAGGATGCCACCCAAAATCCAATAGCTTTAAGCGTTTTCATTTGTGCTCTCGCTTATGGTCTTATTCTTCAAGTCGTAGATAACAGACTCAATTGTGTTAGAAATCCACGTCTTAATATCACCGAAGTTGCTCTCAATCCATTTCTTCGAGTCATCCGTCAGCTGCGCCAATGCCATTTCACCAGCTTTCGATAGTGCTTCTTTTTGCGCTTCTGCTGTAAACATATTCTTGTCTTTCAACGATTGCACGTAAGTTTGATATGTGGTTTTGACGGCGCGTGTAATCACGTCTACCGCACTTGTGAGATACTTTGCATATTTGCTATTAGCCAGTTTGGAGTTAATTAACGCAATAAGGCGTTCTGCACCCCAGCTCACCAAAGCAGTCAAAACGATGCCGATGATTGAAAGTAAAATTGCTTGCCAATCCATATACTACCTCCTAATTATAAAGCGAGTACCCAAGGCGGCACTCGCTGTTTCTGTTTACGACCAATAGAATAATCGCACATAAAGGTCGTGTATTCTTTGCCTTGCCCAATATGAGTTAAATTTGAGCTGATGACCACGCCACGAACACCACGATGTCGTAACATCTTCAAATGTCATCTTACCCTCTTCAACCCAACGCTTGAACTTTTTAAGTTTTCTGCGCATAAGCGTAATATTTTTCTTGTGCGGCTTGCGTATTATCTTTCCCGTTTTCGTTAAAATGAAATGTGTTTTGAGAAAATTGATACCACGACTTAATTTAATTATCTGGGTTTTCTTTGGATTTAGCTTTATACCAAGTTCGGTACAAATCTCCGTAATCTTTTGCAGACAGTATTTTAAGTGTTCTTTGTCGTGGTGTATTAAGCATCCATCGTCCATATAACGACAGTAATACTTAATACCTAAATCTTCCTTTATATAGTGATCCATTTTATTTGGGAGAGCTAACGCGCAACTCTGCGATATTTGACTACCTAACCCAAGTCCGTTCTCGCCGAAGTCGTCAACAAGTTGTTTGACGATAGCATACAACCTATCGTCCGTGATTTTCTCGCGCAAAATTTTCAACAGCGCAACGTGGTTAATGCTGTTAAAGTATTTCGAGAAATCAAAAACGAGGGCGTAACCCTCGCTGCCGTGTTGTCTATAATACTTTTCCAAATGTCTGTTCATTCTGTTAAGTGCAAAGTCTATTCCGCGAAGTTTAATGCAAGCTCCGTTATCATAGATAAAAGAACGCTTCAAAATCGGAACAAGACTGTAATCGCATAGGCACCGTTGAACAACTCGCTCACTAATATGAACGCTTTGTATATGTCTTGCCTTGCCTCGTTCGATTATATTAAACTCATAAAATCCTTTGCTTTTGAATGTTCCGTCACGCAACATTTTATATGTAGAATTTACGTTGAGCAGAGCATTCGTTCTGTATTTGTGGGTGCTGGATTTCCAGCCCACCCCTTTGCAACATTGTTTGTAACTGTGATACAAGTTATCAAACGTGAAAACTTTATCGTAATCACAATAAATTTCATCAAATTTCCTTTTCTTCTCGAGACGTCTTTGTTTGCGTCTCTGATACCTTAATTCATGTCTTTCCTTGCTATTCATAAAAATTATATACCTTGTACAGTGAAATCATTGTGGGAAAATAACTGCATAGTGATACCTACCATTAAACGCGCTACCACAATCACGCGCAATGCAAGAAGCGTCCGGTAGACCACATCAAAATATTCATTTATCCTTGCGGAAAGGTCATAAACCCCTTTTGTACTTGCGCTGATTTCGTTCCTCTATGGGAATTACTGTGTCTGGCATTATCGTACAAAATCCGAAAGCGACGCCGTTACTGTTGTTGGCATTGTTGTTATTGCTGTTACCGTTGCTGTTGACATAGCAGAAGTTGTTGCTATTATTGTAATACGGAGAGCGAAGCCACCAGTTGCACGCCACGACAAATGTAAATCGGTTCATAACCTATATATAAAAAATCGCCTTAAGACTCGTTTGGAGTTTCTTTAAGACGTTCTTTATCTTTTTTCTTTACTGCGGAAATCAGTTTGGCTTCTTTTTCGATTAAGTCCATCCAAGCACACCAAGTGTTCGACTTAACTTCTTCTCCAAACATTTCTTTCGCAACATCAAGTTGGGAAATTAAGCATTGCAAATCGCAATTTGCCCTCGTGAGATAATCTCTACGCATCTGTATTTCCAGCTCACCGGAAGGGAAAACGCTGTTTGCTGCTTTGACATTGTTGTACACCGATTGCGATAGTCTCACAATTTCGGTAGTAATAAAAAAGGTATATCGTTTAGGAAATTTGACACAATTTCGTAAGGTGAAAATCTCTAACTGTCTTGCAGTGTCTATGAATTGTAATTGTGATTCATTTCTGTTACTTTTAAGTACCGCCATCTTTATCTCCTTATTGTGTCAGTATTATTTTTTTATTCTTCTGTTTCTTCCCGATCTTCATTTTCGGGTTGAACATACTTAATTGCCTCAAAATATTCGTTATCTTTGATGTCTATATCTCCTATCAGAACAGACGGACTCGCGCCGAGACCAAGATATCTATCGACGTTATCTTGAGGGTTCTTCATATACCATCCGACATTATCGCCCGAAAATTTATATATCAAGTGATAGTTGCCGCATATATGTAGTTCGTTGTTAGCAATATACCCTTGTCCGTTCGCCGCGACGAAGATTAACTTCTCTGCTTCGTTGTGCGGTTCGAGCGTAGGTTTGAAATAGAATTGCTCCATACTTGTCCTCCTTGTTAATTTTTAATTCCGCCACATTGCGTGGCGGATTTCTTTGTTTTGATATGAGATTAAATACAAAAGCCGAAAGCGACGCCGTAACTGAGGTTGGCACCGTAGTGATTGCTGTAACCGCTGCTGCCGACACAGCAGAAGTTGCTGCTATAATTGTAATACGGAGAGCGAAGCCACCAGATGCACGAAGTTGTTGCGCTATCCCCTTGCGCCTTTGCATTGTTATAATTGTAATAATAGTTCTTTGATGTGCCCTTTTCTTGACCAAATCTATTATCATACTTTTGAGCAACGGCTGTATCCGTAGTATAGAAGCAACCTGTACCATCCAAAACAGAGAATGTGCCCGTACCACTCTTTGGTGCCGGAATTTTTGCGCCCTTAAAATAGTCGTATTGAGTCCCCTCACCAGCGAACGAGTTCTGGTACTGTGTAGTGTACATATGGGTTCCCATTACTTCCTCTTGAGAAAACAAAAATAGTTTATCGTCTGTTTCGAGCATATCGCTTGACATACAACCCTTCGATGTCTTTTTCTTTACGGTTTTAATAACTGCCCGTACTTCCTCTGGTAAATAACTAAGCAATAACGGCATCGTATTATTTCGCATCTCACAATTTAACCATCCGCCCGCATTGTAACCAGATTGCCCATCATAGTCTTTCGACGAAGCATTCATCATATAGTTGGTCGCCAATGCGTTTTTCATACCAAGAGTTATGCCCGCTTTTCCGCTTCCATCAGACAAATCATCGTGGTCAAATCCAAGTATGACCATCGTAATTTTCTCACCCGTAGAAAAAGTGATTTGCTTCTCGTCGCCAATCTTAAACGCAGACGACGCTTTGCCGCTCTCGGAAATCGTTTTGATAGTTTCCCAATCGCAATCAGCAAACGACACCATACCCGACGAAGCAAGTAACAAATCCAGTTGACCACCCATCGTTCCAAGCTTCGCCATTATCGCTTCGTATTCTGTCTTTGCGGCATAATGTTGTTGTATATTATTCCCTGCCGCATCGTATGTTGCGGCTAACGGAACATCCACCATAGTTCCGTCCGCGGTTTTCCCTTGTAATTTATATCCCGCCATATTTTTACCTCCTTAAAGTAACTTGAAAAATAGCCCACCGATAGCTAAATTCTGACTTGGAGTTGTTTGACCGGCTGTTCCCACCTCAAATGCTTGTGAACCGCCAGTTACTCTCCCTTTTTCATCTACCTCAACAGCGGAGTAAATTCCCGCCGCCACACCTGTTTTACTTAACAATGCAACGATATTGCTATCCTTAGAGCCATCAAAAGTTGTCTCGCCCGTAATGTCTCCCGATATAGATATCTTCCTTGCCGTTGACAGTTTATCCGCCGCCTCGGCTGTTTTTATCGCTGCTGCATCAATCAATTCCTGTACTCGGGCTTCCGTAACGAATGAAGATATTCTCGCGTTTACCCAAGTCTCTGTAGCATAGCCGTCGAGATTGAGTGACTGCGTTCCAAGCATCTCCCACGCGGAGTTGACATAAATATATTCGGTGTATAAGTTGTCATCACCGTCGCCAGTTTTAAGTAAGTATATCGTTGTTTCGCTTATATCCGCAGATGGAAGCTCCGTAACAACACTTACCGAAAATTTAGGAATTGCACTGACCTTTCCTTCAAGGTCAGTAATCTTTTCATCGATTGCGGATATCGTATAGTAATTGATAAGATCGTTTACCGCCCGCGTTATAAATTGACTGACATCAGGAATGTCTGCCGCACCCGCCTTTTCGTCAAGTGCAGATTTCATTTCCGCGAACGCGCCTCCCGCGTCTTTTGCATTTATACCGTCAACGTCAACTATGACATTGCCAGCATTTGTTTCGGGATGTAAAAGTAGAAACTCATCATCCCCAAGTTTTTGCATAACTTGATAATCTTTTTGTGTTACTGCCATAGTTAGTTACCCCTTTTCTTTTCTACAAACCGATAGGAACCGACATCCATATTCTCATCAAGTTCCTCGGTTGTTTTTATTAAAGACAAAGTTTTCGCAACTGTATTAGCTGGAACCTTTGCCGTTGTTTCATCGTCCCCAACGAGTACGAAATATTTCCCTTCGTCATTTCCTTCTCCGAGATTATGTTCCTCATATTCATCAGCCACCGAAGACAGAATGCTCAAATCCTTTGAAGTAAGATCGCCGCTCACCTCAACACCGTTTAATGTGGGTAAATTGATTAACCCTCTATAGTCGCTTGGCAAAAGCGAGAGGACTTTCTTAACTTGTTGTGGTTTCTTTGATTCGCCGCGAACTATCTTCGCGGTTATTTTTTTACTCACTATCATTTTCGTCCCCTCCATCGGTTGGCGGTGTTTCCACCTCTGAACCACCCTCGGGCGGAGTTGGCGGATTATCATTGCCATCGCCACCTGTCGGATTGTCAGGTTCTGTTTCGTCGGGCGGAGTTTCGGGCTCTGTCGGCTCAGTGTTGTCACCTTCGCCAGTGTTATCATCGCCATCGGTTTCACTGTCTTCTATGTAAGCATCTTCAGACAATGTATTCCTCTTTTTCAGAACTATGAAATCTTCGTTGTGTAATAATGTAATCTTACTTCCATCGACAAGCTCCAAAGTCACATCGTATGTATAGAACCCAGGCTTAACTTCATCGGATATTTTTGAAGGGAAACGCAAACAAAACGCTTCTTGCTCTTCTGAGTAAGGCAACTCGCATAAAATCTTTGCGCCAATGCAAGAGAAATAAACTTGTGCAATATACTCGACTTCGAGGTCTTCGACGGCGAAATATATTTCAAGGACGTCACCTTTAATAAACTTAATTTCGTTTTCTGTTCCTTCACAACATCCCATGTTAGTCCTCCAATGCGACAAAGTTCAACGCTATAAATGGCGTGGTAACTTCACCGTCAATTTTATTTGTAGGGCACGGAAGCGCATCTAATAAATCTCTTACATCTCGTGCGGCACTATTAGCATCATTTGTTGCGCTCTCGCAATCCTCTTTTGCTGCCTGAAAATCTTCTTCTCTCTTGGTCTCAGCAGCCACCCTTGCCGTCTCTGCCGATACACGTTGTGCTTCTGTTGTCTCGCGGTTTGTTTCGTTCGATTGTCTTGTTTGTTCTGCGGTGCTCCTATCCGTTTCAGCTTGCGCTCTGCTTGTTTCTGCGGATACCCTTGACGCCTCGGCTAATACGCGGGCATCTTCCCCATCAGCGCGGGTTTCTTCAGCTTCTATGCGTTCAAGCTCATTTGTTTCACGCTCGTCCTCGCTCGTCTGACGTGCAGTTTCTTGCGTTTGCCTGTCTGTCTCAGCGTTTTTGCGAGATTCTTCTGCGGCAACTCTTTCATCTTCGTTGGTGGCGCGTGTATTTTCTGCACTTTCACGCATCGTCTCTGATGCTTTACGCTTGTCTTCATTCTCGTTCCTTTTGGTTTCCGCCATGGCACGTTCATCTTCGGCGTCTTCTCTCGTACTCTCTGCGGTCGCCCTATCGGACTCCGCGGATACGCGAGCATCCTCAGCTGTTGCACGGTTTGACTCGGAGTCCTTACGCGCATTTTCATTTGTGATGCGTTCCGCCTCATTATCCTGTCTGATTTTTTCTTGCGCAACTCGAGTATCTTCTGATTGTTTTCTTATGCTTTCAGCTTCTGCTCTTTTTGATTCTGCGCCGGAGCGAGCAGTCTCCGCTTCCACCCTACTATTTTCCGCTTCCTGTATTCTGCTTTCAAGTGAGCTCACCTCTTTCAAAAGCGTTAATAGTTCATTATAATCATCATCATTTTCGGTGATTATTTTCCCCGATTGAGATTCTGACACAATTACATAAAATGTTTGTGTTGTTAGACATACCGTAGCATCCGAATTTGTAAACATAATATCGCAAGCGACACGTCCAGTTCTTGCAGTAAATCCACCACCAAATTGAACTATAACCGATTTTTTATCGTCGCTTATCTCGCATTTTGTGGATGTAAGCACTACGCCCGATGGTGTTGAACCACTAAGTATTGCTTTATTATAAATGCTTAAATCCATATCGCCACGATCATCATACATTGTTATTTCAAAATATCTTGAATTAACATCACCTTCTTGTACGGGGATTATAATTACTGGGGCACCTATGTAATCGGCTGCCGGCAAGCGGAAACGTCTTACGGCTTTACCCAATAAATCAAATTGCATATTATCCCTCCTCTATTATGAATTCATCAAGCGAGTACAGCTCTGATACTGAAAAATTGATTGGCGTAAGTTCACGAACAGTGAAGGTTATAGTGGGTGCATCAATTTCGGTCTCACCTAATTCCCTTATTGCTTTTTGACATTCATCAATATTTTCGCTGTTGACACTTACACGACCATTTGCATAAGTTATATTCCCATTTTCATCTTTTTTGCCAAACTTTTCAATTATCTCTTGTAGCTTGGCGTCATAAAAGGCGCCTTCTGTATCGGACGCCTTCATAAATTTCAGTATCTTATAAGCCAACATTGTTGGAATTGGCTCGTTGGCGTGCTCCGAAAGAACACGTCTCGCTTGTAATAATTTGTTTAGCTTCATTGATTGTCTCCTTTATTTCCTTGTTGACTTATAAATACTCGACACAAAAATGCGTCGAGTATCCTATATACATTGATTTTCCGCAGAAAAAGTGTTATAATTAAACAGTCTTTTCATTGGAGGTTATTATGAAAAAATTTAGTTCCATGTTATTAAGTCTTATTTTATTTTTTACTTGTCTCGGTATCGCTGGCTGTTCAGACGATGAATACGATAACTACACCGTAGACCTTTCTAAAATGGAAGTTGGAGATGCTATCCCCGTCTACCCCAACTGTGAGTTCGACTATATACTGACACCAAACAGTGAAATCCATCCGGAAGTAGACAAAGAATATACATTCCATATTTCATCCATCACGGCTAAATTAGTCAAGAAAAATATAATTAGTACTAACGATGTTGTTAGTGAACAGTTTTATCCTTTTGAAATACGAATAGACACAGCTGGATATACATCCTTAGAGTTGGCGGGATATACGTTCTCCATAAAAGTATGTTGCCAAACATCGTTTATTGATATAGCAAGCATAGATTGTGTAATCTCGCCAACTGGAGAATTTGAAGGCTTTGTTGTTTTTGGAATATATGACGCAAAGCCCTCGCCGCTTTATTTTTCTCTTATCTCTAAATATTTTTGGTAGTATTCCGCAATGAAGAGATTTCTTTTTCAAGGCTGTTTACTTTAGATTTCAACTGTTGTATTTGTGCCGTATTGAGCGCAATAAATTCCTCATATCTCAACATATAATATAGCTCGCCCTCGGATGGCACACACAAACCAGCAAAATCTTTAGTATCTATATCAGCTTTATTTAGGCTGGCTTCTACATCTTGCGCAATAAAGCCTATGTGCTTTCTATGAGAAGTCCCATTGTTTAGGATGTAACTTACTGGAGTAAGATTGTCGAAGAACGCATTGTACCTATCGGACAGTTTTTCTATTGAATTTTTTAATCTAATGTCGCTACCTACTTGTGTGCCACTGTACAAGTAAAGGTTGCCCCACGCATTACCGTTTGCGCCCAATGAGTATTTTCTATCTTCTTGTGGGCTAAAATTGCCAAGAGAGTATAGAGTATTATTTGTGGAACTAAAAGAAGTAACTGTGGAGCTCGCTTGATTAGTGCGGCTTCCATATGAAGAAAAATATACGCCCGTTTCAAAACGACTATCATTGGGATTGTAACGAGTTTTAACCTCATCTAACGAATCTAAGTTAGCGCTACCGCTTATACTTGTTGTAAACGCCGGAAAGCTTAAAGTTATTGCCTTGACGCGATATTCGGTTTTGACAATGTTATATAAATATCGAACGTACACCGTTTTTGAATATGGATATGGTAATGCCGCGGATAATGATGCAGTATAATTAAAATCGTAACTATAAGCCCACCCGCCAGACGGTGATGGAATACTATGGTTAACGACCAATGCGTTCCCCATATCGCCAGCACCCGATAAATTCGGACCATTAAAAGTTAAGGTAATCGTTTGAGTAACGGCGGTCTTATCTTTACTAAACTTTATTCCGGCTCCCGTTAAGTTTTGAATAACGAAGTCCGATGTGTTTACTGTTGTAATATACGAAGTGTTTACGCCCCCTGCCTGAGATGTGTAAATCGAAACCTCATCATTTAGATTAAAACTTGACTGTATAGGAAACCGGATTTCTTTGCTGTTTAATTTAATGTATTCGCTTTCCAATCCATCGTTAGTTATTTCAAAAGCGCCTATTGAACCGCTTGTTGCATTGACATTTCCAGTAAAAGAACCGCTTGAAGCATTTATCGTTCCCGAGAACGTCCCCGAACCATTTATTGTAATTCCATCTTTATCGCAATTAAAAACTATGGAATTACCATTTCTAAGAGTAAACCCAGTAGGCGCTAAAACATAGCTAAACTCATCTGATGTGTCGCCCTCTTTCTTTTTTGCGTATGCGGTGATTTCGTTTGCGGTTTGCTGTATAGCTGTTTCGGCATTGCCAACCCTCTTTCCAAGCGCGTCAAGGTCTGACTGAGAGGCATAGTTCTTGATGGTTATATTGCCATTATTAAGTGCTTCAAGCACCACATCGCCAGATGCGTTCTTGATGACTATTCCATTTCCGGTTAAAGTTACGCTACCGTCGTTATTTGATGCGATAACGTTATCACCAAGAATAATATTGCCAATTATTGTTTCCGCTATTAGCCCATAAGACGCCGTACCATCAGGTAGAACAATTTCCCCAAGCGCTGTCTTCGCGGTTTCCCAATTGTCATCGGTAAAGATTATAACGTTATTCATTATGCGCAATTGCTTTGGCGACAATGTTCCATTAGACTCATCAAAATCAGTATCATACTTTCTACCAAGGATACCTGTATCGTCAATTATAAATGCTTGCGATGCCATATTCGCCTGCGCGGCTCGTAACGTTCTGTCTAACGGTGCCTCAATCATGTTCGTAATACTTTCTTTGTTGCGCGTATAATCAGTCAAGTTCGACCAGTTCGCGGCTACAGTCCTTGAAGTTGAAGACGACTCCTTAATAAGGTCTGCAAACGTCATTGCTGTATCGCCAGGCTTCGATGCGTTTGAGAATGTCATCGTGAAGCTATCCGCTACATCCAAGTCATACTCAATCGACATTAACGCTGGGCGATAGTACACGCCATCCGATTTTTCGATTGTTATTGTTTTTCCAAGGACGAGCTCCTGCGTAAATTGCCTGAACTCGTACATCTTTATAAAGTTAATTGCATCAACGCTCATCTCGAATTTCGGTTGAGCGCTTTTACTTAAATCGATTTCTCCCGCCGCCATTAACCCTTTAGCGAGATCAATACGTTCTGACATTGTTGTCGAATCATGCGTAGCGATATTATCGTTTGTATATTCGCCTTCTATCCAATAGTTTGAAAGTTCGTCGTATAACCCATCTCCCTTTCTTTTGATAAACTTTTGGATGTTGCAGATTTCGCTTATGCGATTCATTTCCTGTGTGATACTATTTATTTGTGTGTTAATCGCATTAAGAGTTGCAGCAAGAGTAGTCTTTATATAATTTTCCCATATATCACACCAACCGCCAACACCGGCGGTTTCTTTATATGTTGTGAATCTATCAAACCCAGAAACATAGTAGCGGTACAAGGAAACAATACCGTCGGCACTTGCCAAAACCCTATAACGTACTCCGTTGTAAACAAAATACGAATTTGATGTAAATCTCACCGACAAAGTACCACAAGATATAGTGAATACATCAGTGGTGCTTGATTTTGATACGACAAATTCTGTACCGTCTATGCTGATATAGCCAGTTTTTGCACCCAAACCATCACCAGATTTGTGCGTGAAATACATTGGGTCGCCATTATTATCTTTTGCGACCTCAACAATACTATCAATATTTAGCTTGCAATAGCTACGGCTATCTCCGTCCATAAAATACATCGGTATAGGGACGCCATCGAAACCACTTTCTTCTTCATAGTAGTTTTGTATCAAGCTGTTAGCAGTTCCACGAGTGCCATCGGCTAAAAATGAAAACGTATAAATGCCATCGTCGCTCTTTGTCATCTTTGGCATTTCTGTGTAGCCAATTATAACCGAGTTTTCGGTAAATTCAGAGTTGTAAAATGTTGTTCCTTGTTTTAGGCTTTTTGAACCAATAGCAACAACTTCGCCGGTGATAATACCCGCACCCTCAATATCTTCATCTTCATTATTGATATATTGATCGCGTGCCGCCTGCATATCGGTTAACTTAAGGTTTGACGTTCGTATTTCTTCGTCAGCCTTTGATTGTTCGACATACAAAGCCTGTAATCTTGTGACGAGATTGCTATAGCTATCTTTCCATTTACCCCACTCTGCTTTCCATTCGTCGAGTGCGTTAATTAGCTCTTCTGACATCCAAGGAAATTTTATTTTACCATCATCGCTTTCTCTTTTTTTATAATACTCAAAATCAACGATATAATTTGTCCCCATTGGATTAACGGTTCTTATATCAAGGCTGCCTCCGTTACAGGACATTACAGTTACAATATCCTCTGAGTTCTCTTTAATCGTTAAATTATTTATAATATTGTCAAAAGATAGATATATATCTGTAGGTAGCGTAATCGCGTCAAGTGTTTTAATTTTGATTGTGTGATAAAGAAAATCAAACTCAAATATAACCTCAAACGCCGCTTCCACGTTATTTATGATAAAATCGTATCCGTTTAGGTTTTCATTCGCTTCAAAGCTACGGCATACGTTTTCATAACCATCTGCGGACTCATACATTTTTCCATAGCTTTTAGCCTTGAATTTAAGAATGGGGTCAACATAGGTTATAGTCCACTCTATTTTATCTTCCGTTGCTTCAATATCGGCTGTGTTCAAGGCAATTTTTATTCCCGCCTGCTGATAAAGCTGTCCAACTACGGACGGCATTGCCGCCAGATTACCACTATCATATTTTTCGTCAAAAGGGTCATTGGGGTTATAGAACATATAAACTCTTTCTTCTGTAATGAACCCTCTATTCTTTAACGCATATTGATGTGACTGTGCTGTAACCTCTTTCTCACACTGCTCGCCATTTGTAGTTTCGTGCACGCTTTCAATTTGAAACCAGCCAATTTTTTCGATAAAGAGTAAGCGCTTAGACTCGACCAAAGCATAATTATCCTCGGTACCAGCAATTTTAGGAACGGTAAAAGTCAACTGTGATAAATCGTTAAACCGTAATATCAAGTGCCTATTTTCCGCATTCAAAGCACAAATAGGTCGCTTGTCTGGATTACACAAGTACATATTCGGGCTCTCAATTTTCTTGTAGTAATCAAAACTACTTATCATACCTTACCTCCCTTTGTATTAAAAACTTATTTTGATATATCTTGGACAGGTGATTGTAATAGCTCCATTGATACGAACTCGCAAACGGTTTTTCCCACGAAGAATGCGTAACCAATTCTTTGTAAACTTCTCGAGCAAATTTCTGCCCTCACCTGTAATAATTTTTAATTCATTATCGACGACATATTGCGTGTTAGGGTTTAGTCCCGAGAAAGCAAATTCTCGCACGCGGTCATCTGTTGTATTTATAATTGACACGGCACCATCCGAGGTATCGAATTCCACCTTCGGGAAAATGTAAGTATCAATATTATCAGAATCGTTGTACAAATCAACATCTTGCGGTTCACCGTTGCCAAATAAAATTATCTCTATAGGTTTGCCTAAAACATAATTAGAGTCAAACGTTGCCGATAAGTTTAAGCCGACGCAATATCCTGCGTGATAAATTAAACTTGTTACCGTAAAGATGCAGTTATAAGTCAAATCGTCGAACCCTTGTTGCATTACTATGAACGGCTTAAATCCCCTACGAGCATCCAGCCAAATTAGCACTTCTCTCAATATTTCTTCATGAATACTTTCCTCGCTAACAATAGAGAAGTCAAATGTCGGTGGGCTATCGTATGTCCTGTCAAGATAATGAAATTTTTTTGATGCCGCCGCTTTTGCGACTGCAATATTTGGCACAATGTATGGTGTTTCTTCAAGCACAGAACCATCAAAGCTTGCAATTTTTAATCCATATTTTGCTGAACATACACCATCGTAGATAAATTCCGTAGCAGTTAACATCTTATGCCCTCCTTTTTAATTTTATATATTAGAGAGCAGACCACATAAGCCTGCTCTCGCAACATTAGTATTTTTTCTTGTACCCCGTTCTTGCCAACGCTGTTTGCATATTTTTCTCAATCTTTGCAACAGCTTGATCTACAAGAGATTTCAATTGTGGCATCGAATCCTTATCAATATCGCCACACTTTATTTCTATCAGCGGAGAATTATTGTTGATAATTGCAGCGCCACCACTGTTATAAGCGAGCATACTCGGTAGAGTCTTTTTCATAAATGTGTCCATTTGTTGTGATGTCACTACCAGCTCACCCTTCAGCAATTTAGCAAATTCTTCATTACTTCTTAAAGAGGCAACATCTCCGACAAACCCGCCACTATGATGTTGTTTAATGGTATAGCTTCCGTCATCGTTTGGAGTAAAATCAATTTTGAACGTCGATGCAAGATTGGCAATTTCATCAATTATCCTATCGATTTGCTCTTGTAGGAATATTTCATAAGCATCGTAATCTTCATCAAGCTGCTTTGTTAAATCCTCAATCGCCCTGTTAAGAGTGTATTCGTCCAACTCGTCTCTCGCATCGGTTAATTGCTCTTGCAAGTCTCTGACCTTAGATTGACCAGCAGCAGATTTATCGAGCATAGCCAATGATAGTTGCGTCTGTAAATCTGCTACATTCTTCTGCTTCTGCGCCAATTCTTTTTGATATTTGATCTCATCCTTGTATGTTTCAAGTAAATCCTTACGGATATCAATCAATTCCTTATATTTGTCGCCCTGCTCTTCAAGCGCATCTTGCAACTTATTTAACCTATCGGTTTCATCTTCGATTGCTTGTTCACGAAGTAACGTTGCCCACTCCGTAATTTTCGTATTGAGATTTTCCTGGGCGACTGCAACATTGTTCGTTGCTGTTGCGTAATCCTCGTCGTCGGCTTCCATTGAGGCAAGTATGTCTTGTGCCTCGCTGAGTTCGTCTGCGTAGGCTTGTATTTCATCTCGCGCCATAGCATTGAAGATTTCTGACTTTGTTTTATTAGCCCACTCGTCAGCCAATTGGTAACCAATACCATCAACATATTTGAAGTATTTAGCAAGAAGAGTAGGATATCCTTCGGCATCTTTATCAATAATTTTGGCAATATTATCCATCGAAATTATGCCAGTTTTATCAATGTCTTTTAAGCCGTTGTTGAGACTATCGAATTTGTCTTGCATTATATCGATATCATCGGTAAATGTAATTTTGGTTTTAGCCTCAAGACGCTTTCTTAACTCTTTTATGCTTTCAATTAGCGCATTAGTAGACTCTGTATCGCCATCCGTATATACACCTATTTGTTTCAAATAGTCTAAGAACTGTGGAGCCGCTGCTGTAATAGCGTCCATGGATACGCCTTGTGAATCAGCAAGTTGTTGTAGTTTCTCCACTTCTGACGAAAATCTTGAATCAGCGAGAACCCTCTTCCACGTCTGCGCAGCATTGCCTGTTTGGAGATTGTAACTATCAATCATCCTGTAATATTGCGCTAAATATGTATCAAGCTCGGCACTATCACCAAATTCAAATCCATCAAGCATTTCACCGTATTCTTTAAGTGTGCTCGTAATAAAATCTTTATCTTCCTGCGAAGCGCTTTGGTAATTCTTTAAGATTTCATTGAATTTTTCTTCGTATGTGTCTGAGCCCCAAGCGATTCCCTGATGTATAAACGCAAAGGGTCCAATTAACAACCACTCCCACCACGGAGCGTCGTCAACCGTATGTGTATCATTATATTTTCCAAGAGCACCCGCAGCATCACTCGCTGCCTTTTGTTTAGCTCTCTTGGCTTCTTCTGCCTTTGTTGCCTCGATAGCTTCAAGGTTAGCCTTCTGCTCTTCAAGATATTTAAGCTCCTCTTTATCGACGAGGCTTATATTATCTTTTTTATTGATCGCATCAATTTGTTCGTTAATTTCTGCAAGTTTATCTTTAACTTCATCAAGCTCGTCTTCTGCATCTTTCCAAGCGTCAATTGATTCTTTAGCTGCTTCTTTGAGTGTTTCATATGAAGGATTAAATGCTTCAATCAGGTCAAAAATGCCTTTTACTACGGAGACAACAGCAGATATCGCAAGTAAAATCCAGCCTATTGGGTTGGTTGCCATAAACCCTTTGATGGTTGCGTCAACTCCCTTTACAGCAATGATTATTGCCGTTGCGATAAGAGCCACGGCGCCGGCAATTAGTTCTGCCCAGCCTCTCGCTTGACCGCTCAATGAAGTCATTAAGGTAAGTATCGTTGTGATAATTAAGATAGGCGCATTTTTTGCCAAAAATTTCTGAATAGCTGTCCCAACCGTTGCGAAAAACCCTTTTATTCCAGTTGCCGTTACCCCAAGCTCTGTTTGTAGAAGTTTGAACTGTAAGCGCATATTCTTGAACGCTGGAATTAACTTGTTTATCATAGCGATAACGCCAATAACGGCTGCTGCCATTATTGCGCCATTTGCCATAAACCCATTGCCGAGAGATAAGATTGCATTTAGAACTTTTGCTATAACAGACAGTAAGTCTATGAAAAATTTAACGATACCACTATCTAATAAAGATGTTGAAAACTCTTCCCACGCCGCCTTTAACTGATTTGATTTTCCCTCAATGGAGTCAATGTATATCTCTTGCGCGTCTTGTAATGCCCCAACACCTTGGGTTGCATTTTCAACGACACTGGCAGCATCGTTCCAGTTTTGCATTATGCTATAAAAAGCATTTTGCTGCCTTGTACCAGCAAGCATATCAGCAATAGCAGCCCGTTCAGCATCGTTAAAGTCTCCCCACTTAGCAGCAAGGTCTCCAAGTATAGCATATGTCGAGCGTAGCTCTCCGTTGGCGCCCGAGATAGATACACCAAATGCACGCATCTTTCTGTCGAGATCAGCGGTTGATAATATGTCGCCTGCATCTTCACCAAGCTCTTGTAATTCAGCTGTGCTGGCAGAAATACGAGCAGCTATTGTACGAACTGCCGTAGATGATTTGCTTACATTCTGTAATGACGCATTTGCGGCAGTAACTATACCAATAGCCTCTTGAAGCGTATTCCCGTTTGATGCTAATGCACTTGCCGCGTTATTCATTGCCTCACCAATTTCTGCTTGTGAAATAGCAAAACTATTGCCGACCCAAATCATCTGGTCTAAAACGTTTTCAAGACCTTCCGCGCCGATGTTATAAGCTTTAATAATACCAGTAATATTTGTCGTTGCTTCATCTACGTTAACACCAGAAATGTTGGCGTACATAGTTGTTTTCTTTGCAAGTAATTCGGCGTCCTCTAAGCCAAACCCAAGTCTCGCATATGTGCTTGTAGAGTTGGTGAGATCAACAACGCTTGCACCTATTTCTTTGGCTGACTTTGCAATACTTCTTGCCGCAGCATCCATTTCTTTTGCGGTAGCACCCGTAATTATTCTTAGCTCCGTCATTGCAGCATCTATCTTTTTAACGTTATCGTAGACCTGTTTCAAAGCACGTAATAACAAGAGTAACAGCGTTTGTGCGATACGTTGAATAACTCGAGAGTCGAAAGCTTCCTTAATTTTATTTCCAAGCGTATCAGTTTCTCTCTGTATTTCTTTTAGACGTGCTTGTGTCTGCATGAATTGAGCATTAAGTTCCTTAACCTTTTCTTTGGTTAATTGACCTCCACCCTGATTAAGCGCTTCGTTCAAACTCGCACTAAATTCGTCTACAAGCTTTTTCGCTTCTTTACTTCGAGCTATAACATCATCGAAACCATTATCAACATAAAGAGATGCCGACATTCTTTGCAACTTAGCAATATCGGTAGGTGTTGCCATCTGTACTTGTTGTTGAATAGGAGTCTCCGCCGCCTGCTTTTGAAGTTGGTAGGCTTGTTCTAATTGCTCCCTGTATTCTTTGATATACTGAACTCTTTCTTTATCCACGCCCTCAAGTTTCTCAAGGGCTTCAAGCTGTTCTCTAAATTGTTTGTCAAGATTATTTGCATCCGCGTTTGCCTTAACGCCTGCCACTGACGAAAAACTACCATCATCCGCCTTAGGCAATTTTAATAATTTAACCTTTGTTTGATATAATCTTTCAAGAGCCTTTGTTACAGATTCGTAGCTTGCAACTTGCTCTTGTTTGTCGCCACCGCCGCCAGAGGAGCCGCCTTGACCTTCCGTCTTAACATTGGCTCTTACATTGATATTTAGATCACCGAGCGTTTTATCGAGCTCTTTTTTAAGCGCGGTTAATTGGCTTTTGAAGTAGGTCTTGTTTATGTTGACTTTTAACTTTATTCGATTTGCTATGTATTCAAGTTGTTCTTTTATCAATGCGCCAGATGAACCAGCAAGAAAACCTTTGCCGCCAGCGACACCAAACTTAATGCCAATTACATTATCAGCCATATTCCTCCTCCTTTATTTATTATTAAAAAACTCGCATAAGCGAGCATAAAATTCGATATTAAACATCGGAACCATCTTTGTAAATGCCTACGAGTTCCGCTTTTGCTATTCCTTTTCCCGCGCCATTATTAAATTCATTAACGGCTTGCGTCAAAAAGTCATTAGGCTCCCTGTCTTTACGGCTTCGCACGTTGCCGTGGTTGCCATATTGGTCATACCACCATCCATATACATAATCTCTCGCATGGTATCCTTTTGTAAACAATAGAACAATGTTGTGCAATCCCTCTGGATAGGTTTCCAAGTCAAGAGAGTCTCTTTGTAATGACCCCTCGCGAAACGATACTTCCAATCTCCACAATCCGTCATTCCCTTGGTATGGTTTTTCTACAATTATGTCGTCGGGTATGATTGATTTAATAAGCGGATTGATATGCTGATAAAGTATCTTCTTCATCTGTTCTCCGTATGCCATCAACATTGCCGACGGGTCTTTATCGGTATATGTAATACCTGTTTGCTTTTTAATTGCTGCCTTGCCCGCGGGGGACTTGGCATATTGCTCGATAAGCTTGTTAATATATTCCTCTGTAATCATTAGCCCCTCCGTTGACACCACAGAACAAGGGCTGGATGATTTATTCACCCAGCCCCACTCTGTATCAAACTATTCTTTTATTCGTCAATAGTCCAAGTTTGAACCTCATCCCAAATCTTGTCTACGAACGAATTCCCCTTTAACTTTTTATATTGAAAATAAAGCTTTTCTAAGTCTTCGTATTCGTAGAGCCGCATCTGACGTTCATGATAGTGCTTGTAATAAATCTCGGTAATTCTATCCCTCAACAAACATCTGTCGGTTTCTTGTCCACGATAGCGACCTAAAAGCCACGTTCTAAATGGTTTACACACTGATGTTAAGAGGACGATAGCAGCACTCGGTAAGCTTATTACAAGGCTTATAATTTGCAATGTTTGCATCATTCTGCTCTCCTCCGATATTCCTTACGGAACATCTTAAACTAAGTATTAACCTTGAACATCCTTTTTTCCAAATAAACCACTTATAATATCCTGCAACGAACCATTCGGAGCCAAATCCTTGATTTTAGAGGTTATCGCATCAATGTCTTCTTGCGGAACTCTCCCTTCAAAGTCACTTAGTACGCCGCCTATTTTATTCATGAGCGAGTTGACATCAGTCTTGGCGACAAGATATTGCCTATATGTATCGATTGCATTGTTCGCCGCATCGAATATATCCTCTATATCTGCCTCGCCTACGAGTTTGACAACATCATCATAAATGGTTGTATATTTCAAAACCAGCCACATATCGTCCAACTTTGTAGGAAGAGTCAAGTCGGTGAAAAACTTGATTACCGTATATCTTTCGAGAAGAGTACGATATTCGGGTACGTATGTTTTTACGGAGTCTTTCTCATCCATAAAGACGCCGTCTACAATTTCCCGCACCATCTCCATTCTTTTCGTAAACGGCAGAACAGGGTAAACCTTAACCACGAGTTCCGTCTCGCCTTCGCCATACTTAAGTTCCCCCACCCTTGGCGCAGTCGCCTCAACGAGCGCCCTAATTTGTGCTGTGTTGTTGTTTTCGCTTTTTGATTTTTTCATTATATTCCTCGATCTCCTTTAATTTCTGTGCTTTTTCTTTCCTGCGCTGCTTTCGCCCAGCGTTAATTGCTTCATATGTAGTCCATCCCCCGTCGATCTTCGAGTACCCTATCCAAACATAATCAAGGTCTGGATAAGTAAACCAGAACATTTTTCGTTTCAGCTTTGCTACATTATCAGGACACCCTTTGATGTCTATAACGGTTTCTTTTCCGTCTTTACTCACTGTATAAAAATCCGCCTTATATTCGATAGCCTGAACTTTCTTACCATCTCTTATGAAGGGCGGTTGCAATATATATTTTTTTTGCATCTCGTAATGTGTTATTTCCCCACTTTGTACCGCTGGCAATATTACATCACGATAATATTTCATTTCAACGACGCTATCAAACACAATACCGTCGTATGTACGTTCATAGGTTTTTTTGCCTACATTGTATTTTGACCTTTCATTCATATTGGTAAATAATTAGAGTCGTAGCCGCGACATATAGCCGCGGCTATTTCTCTAAATGCCTAATACTTATTTATGGATTCTCGGTGCCGCCGCCAGTTTCTCCACCCGTTTCGTCACCGGTATCGGGATTGGGCGTATCCGCACCGCCCTCATTGCCGTCGCCTTCTCCGCCTTGAACGGGAGTATAGGGCGTAGTCGTGCCGCCTTCGGTAGATTCCTCGGGAACGGGGTCTTTGTCGCGCTTGATATCGACAAAGTTCTTTTCTTTGTCCTCTGCAAGCTCAAACTCAATATCGATGCTCACAGGGTCTCCCGAACCGTTATACGTAACACTGTAGTTGGGTTTTACGAGAGCCTTGTAAACGATGACATTCTCCGTGTAAACGTTGCCGTCCTCGTCCTGCCAAAGCGTATCGCCCTCGATTTTGTAATAACGGAATTTCTTCATCTTGCCGTTGAACGAAGCGACGCCGCTATCGTCGGTAAGTTTCTGACCGGAAATCAAATTCATGATACCGCTATCTGTAACCTGAGTGGAAACCTTCAGCGTTCCCTCAAGCGGGTCTTTGAACCCTATCATTTTTACGTGTCCCTGACCACCGGTAGCCCACGTAATTTCACCGGTTACTTCAAGGCTGACTTCGTTCGCGAAATCGATAACCATCGTATCGGTGTCGTCCGTTATATTGGTAAGCTTCAAATTCAAGCCATAACGGTTAGCCATTTTAATTGATGCACTCATATTATTTCTGCTCCTTTTCTAAATTTGTTATTGGTTTTAACCAAGCCTGTACGTCAAAATCTTTTCCACCGTGATTGCTATAAGCCATTTCACTTAAATCCATAGCTCGTAAGTATCCATACTGGAAGAATTGATCATACAACTGAAACACGGTTAAATCGTATATGTTTAATAGGGTATATCCAACGGAGACGCAACTTAATTTTGAGATAATGTTTCCAAGTTGCATTCGCTTGTCTGGTGTTGCTTTTGTAGCTTCCTTTTTTAAGTGTTGCTGTGCAATTTCCCAAAGAGATTGAGCCTTACCAGACGCAAACTTGGCTGGTTTAGCAGAACGCCCCAAGTTAATGTAGTTTGCTTGAAGCATCATATCTCGAACATCGTCAAAATTATCTCTATTGATTTTCCCTATCTCGTTGTGGTTGTCTTTTGATTTGGTAATAAAAACGCGCTTTCGCTTATCCCATTCCAAATCCTCGTCAATAAAAAAAGCCATTGCGTCTTGCAATAGCTGTCTTGGTTGATCGAGGAGTGTAGCGACATCAAAGGCATTAAGTTCATCTTTGCCATTCAAGCTTCTTAATTGCTTACCGCTTGAAACTTTCATAAACTTAATTATATCGTCCTTTTCCCAGCTCAAAATATTTAAGTACAAATTATAAGTCCACATACCGATACCTTTCGTGGGCTTTAATTCGCGCAACAGCGGAGACCTTATATGCCCAACACCATCAACGGGTATTGAGTCACCACTGATTAAGTCCTCATAACTAAACTTCACTCGTTAATCTCCACGATATTAAAATCGGGAACTTCGTATGTTATCTCTCTTATCGCAAAACCGCTTATCGGTGTCACGGTTTTAACGGAGTTCAGTTTTAGTTTTCCAATTCCAAGAAATTCAGAATTGTTTAATACTCTATCGACATATCTAACAAGGTTATCTCTGCGGTTCCCGATGACTCCCTTGAATGTCTTTCTATTTAGCGCCATATAATTTTTATGGCAAGCAACCGTAACGTAGAGTCGTATGCCTTTTATAGTTCTATTATCTACGCGATTTACCTCCATTTCTACCCATATATAGGCAGCCACCTCTTGTGATGTTTCGTCGATATATTGATAATCTTTGATGTTGGTTTCCATAGTTTTATCGATGTCATCTTCACCAACATCGTCGAACGCTTTATTTACGATTAACCCCGTACAATATTTGTCTTCGGCTATGCGGAGTATAACCTTTGCGGGATATTCTACTATTTGGTCTAAATAAGTTTTTGCCATATTAGGTTACCTCCACTTCGTATTTTGCTTCTATATATTCCCCTGTCGTACAAATGCAGGTTATTGTAAAAATCGAGCCAACCAAATCATCATCTTCTTTAACGCTTATTTTGCACGTTGCTCCACTCGGTTTTATGGATACGCCTTCCCCTTCAACGCTCCACTCAACTTCCGCCGGAGGCTCGATGCTTTCGCCGCTTTCTTTATCTATTGCGGTTAAAGAATACGTGCGAGCACTGCCTGAACGTATGGTTTTTCTACCGTCAATCACCAATCTGCCTTTGATTACAACCGTTTCCTCTCCTGGATTTTCATCTGGGTTCTCATCTGGATTATCTGGGTTATCTGGTTCAACCGGCTCTGGCTCAATGGGTTCTGGCTCTTCGGGCAATTCCTCTTTCGGTTTTTCTTTATAATCGCATATTAGCAACTCTATATTGTCTGACTCAGGATTGAATGGGTCGTCGTTAATACCGAAAACCATTAAATGACTACCCTCGCCAAAGTTGCGACTCTTAATATCAATCCATTTAATTTTACCTGCCTCGAGAACTTCTTTGCCGTCTTTGTCGTAGATAACGCTTATACCAAGTCGCTTATCTATAAACAACGAGCGGCTTTCGTCATCCAAAGAAATATAGCAGTTGAAACTGTTATCGGTAACGACAAGCGCTTTATCGTTCCCTTTTGAATACGAGCCATCGTCAAGAATTGCGTACTTGTGAATTGTGTTGAGCTCAAAATCTTGATAATGGAATATATGGTTACACATCCAAAGCTCACCGTAATACATACCGAACTCATCCACATACATCTCTACACAAATCCAGTACTCATTAAATACCTTTACCAAATCCCCTATGTACAGTCTATCCCCAGGGATAACCGTAACATCACATTTGTTGGTCTCTTTGCGCGTTGCAACAATAGGTTGCGGATTGCCATTTACAAGCGCATCTTTTTGATACGCAGAGCTTTGTTGTATTGTTTCAGCAAAACTTTCTTGAACATAGTTCTGCTCTTGGCACTTTTCTTTTTCTAAGCCGCAAGCCAACCAGCGGCGATATAATTCAAGTTCATCATTTGCCATTCTTCTCCCCTCCGTATTGCACGCAAAGATTATCGATATTACGTGTTGAGTTCAAGATAATCTTTCTCCACTGCTTGAAGTCAACGGAATGACCATGTATGTACTGCATATTGTTTACTACATATAGGTATTGTTTTTGGGATGCAAGAATCGGATATGTTGTCATTGCACCCGTTAGATTTATAATAAGCGACTCGATGTATTCGCTCATGTGGTTGTTAACGCCACTCATTTCAGCTTCTTTCATAGGAAGTAGCTTAAATACATCGCCTCGTAAACTTGATAGATAGTTCCTTAACTGTTCCATGTCTTCACCTCACACCTTCAAAGTATCAAACGAGCCGTATCTGAATGAGTACGTGTTGATCTTGCCTCTATACTCTTGCTCTAATCCGTCACGCAAAGTTCTTATTTCTTTAAGCAGGTTTGCAGGAGAATACGATGTATAATCTTTGTTGTGTATCATATTCTTCAGATGCTGTCTATTCAACGCTTGTGCGCTTAACCAGTGGAACGCTATTCCAAGCGAGAGTATCTCTATAACCTCATTGTCCAGCTCGATGTTAAACTGTTCATTTTCCAAATCGTAATCATTCAAATCTAATTTACAAGAGTGTTGAAAATCGACAATTGATGATAGAAGATATTTCTGAAGCACAGCCTCTTTTAAGTCAGTGCAGGTGTTAATGAATGAATAGTCAGTGAACTTAAACAACGCCCTTCCGTAAATCTCCTCAAACTTTGTAGGCATATTTCACCCCTTTAATCGTTTACTTGAAGCTCACACCCAAGAGCCTTTTCAAATGCCTTTATCTTGCGACGAGAATCGAGCGTACCGTCCTTAATAAATCCGTTGAGAGCAACTACAAGATTTTGTCTTGCGCCGTCGGTCAATGTTGAAACCTTTTCCGCGATCTCACCATCTGTCCAACTGCAAGCCTCGTCAAAGGTTGTGGGGTCGATAAAGTTCTTGTAATAAGTTTCGATAGCAAGAGCCTTATAGATATCTGCCGGTTTTGCTTTGCAATCCGAATCGTCCGACACGCCGACGATAACTATCCACTGGTTTTTGAAATAGCCTACGTCTTGTGCCTTCATAGTTTTGAGGTCTGACATCGACATGAATTGTATATCGCCGATATGTTCCCAAACAAAAGTCTCTTGGCTTCTTGGATTTTTGTAGCATAACACGCCGTAGAATCCGCTCTTAACTTTTATAGAAACGCCGTCCTCGATCTTTACTGGTCTTGGCTGTGTTTTAGTGTTTTTTGTTTCTTCTGACATTCCCTTGTTCTCCTTATTTTTCAAAATTAAAAATGGGCAAGCGCATACTAATACACGCCTGCCCACTTATTTTATCGTTCAGATTAGGCGCTGAACGTGAATACGCCCATAGCTTCCGCGCACGCTACGCCGACGCCCATAGGCTGACCGTAAACATACTCTTTCGTCAAGTCTTGGTTATCCGTAGCTTCGCCCTCAATCATGAGACCTTCGCCTTCGTTAACCACCTTAACGGGTTTATCGCCGCCTGCGATAATGAAGAGTTTGCTGTCGTTCATAGCGAACTTGGTAGTTCCAGGTTTGTGAACCTGTCTTAACGCAATCATTTCGTTGCCGTTAAACTTGCCGAAGTAGCCCATATTGTAAAGGTCACTCTTTGCTTCGTCGGACACAACCGCATTGGGAACCTTGCGAAGAGCCGCCTTCGTTCCGTAAATGCGGGCGGTTTTACCGGTAGCCGCCTCGATGTGCGCAATGAGTTCCAAAAGCTTGTCCTCTGCGCCCGCCACGTTGGCTGCCACTACGTAGTCTGCGTTAAGACCAACGGTATCCGTTGCGATAGCGTCGATAGCCTTGTAAGCGTCCGCAAGGATTTGCTGTTTGAAAGATTTTGCAAGACGGTCAACGAAGGTATCGAACGAGATACGTCCCGCAAGCAAGCGATTCAGTTCCTCGTACACGCGAGCAATCTTCATAGAAGTTTTAACGGTCACTTTTTGCGACTCGTCAATTCTTTGACGTCTCACGCCCTTGATGCCGGCAGCCGCGTCCGCAACGGCGAACAGAGAATTACCTTCAACCTCGAACTCCTGTTCGTCGCCGTCCGCGATATTTCTGTAGTCCACAAGCGAGAAGATAACGTCTTCGTCTTTGAACCCTTCGTCGATTATCGTAGGAATGAGTTCCTCGATAAGCGCATAAACCTGACTTCCGCGATAGAAGTTCTTGATGTTGATTTTGTTCGAGCCGCCGTTCGCCTCGATAAGCGCATTACGGATGGCGTCGGAAGTTTGACCCTTGGTATAATTTTCTTGATATGTACCTTTAACGGCATCAATCATAACTTGTAAAAGTTCCATTATATGTTTTCTCCTTTCCTTATTTTAATTTTTTCTTAGGCTACTTCGATAACAAAATAATTGCCTTCGATAGCCATGACTTTGCCGACCGTGGTAGAGCCGCTTGTTGCAGTTTTCACGACCTTAAGCTTCGTGCCAGCCTGCGCTTCGACAACCGAACCCACAGCCGCTTCGCCGTCGAGTGCTTCTTTGGATACCGAGAAGATATCGCCGGAAGTCAAACGGTAGCAACGGATTGCTTCGCCCTTTTTGTTGGTAAATTCGCCCAAGCCGTAGTAGGTCTTGTCCTTAACAACCTCTGGAGTTGCGACAAGATACAAGTCGCGAAGTTTTGTAGTGGCGGTAGGCGCCGTAGCCTTTCTGAGTTCTCTTTCTCCTTCAAGATAATCGCCGAGCGTAACGATGTTTCCGTTTTCGATTTCTGCCTCTTCGCTGCCTTTGTAGAATTTTGCAGAAGCGAGGTCTTTAGCAACAACTGTTCCCGACATATTATCGGTTCTTACATAAGCGTACATATTTGTTTCTCCTTATTCCTTAATTTATTTTTTATTTGGAGCAAGATATTTCGACATGAATTCGTCATACTCGCTCTGCTTTGATTTTGCTTCAAATCCAACGGGAATGCGCACTTTGTCAAGGGATTTCTTTTCGATATTCCCCGCATTCTTTCCGCGAATCGCATAAAGTTTTTCGGTTAAAGCCTCAACGCTTTCAAACGTCATAGCGTCTTTAACCACCGCCTTATATTCGTCAATTTCTCCAAGATCGGAGAACTCCGAAATAACTGCGGCATATGATTGTCTTTTGTCTTCTTCCAGTCTATCGGCTTTGTACTGCACAAGTTCCGCAAGTTGCGCCTTATCCGCCGTGAGTTTATCTTCGTCTGCCTTAGTCAGCCAAACCTGTCTTACTTTTTCGTTGCGTGCCATATCAAGTACGGCTTTATCATCAGCAAAAGCATAGGGAATTCTTATCATTCCTCTTTCTTCTGCAATATCGACGCCGGCAAAATGGAAACAAGAGTAGACATAAGTGTCATCGAAATCAACAAGACAATACCATATGTAGGATTTTTCGTCGTGCATCTCATAAGCTCCGAGAGCTTTATATAAAGCATCGCGTTTTTCCTCATAAGTAAGCTCAACCGAGAACTTCAAAGGTTCATTAGTAGCGGGTTCTCCTGTAGAGTTTTCGCCATTTTCTGTGAATGTCTCTGGTTCTTGTGCAGGTTCGTTAGCACCAGCGTCCTCGCCGGTAGCCACATCATTATCTTCGGGTTCTCCACCCTCCGCCGATGTATCTGCTTGATTGTCTTGGGAATAAAGTTCCTTGATTTTCTCCCTTAATTCATCTTCCGTCATCTCTTCCGCAACTTCAAAAGATAAAACAGTGTCTTCGGCTAAACCGAATTCGAGTAAAATCTTTTTGATAGTTTCAGTGTTCAATGCTTTTTTTCCTCCTTTCACGACGTCAACCGCCGAATAACTTTTTGCCAACTGTTCCTTAAATTCCGTAAACAGCTCAAGCCAATTTCCCTCGTCGGAGAATTTATATGGCTCAACCCTCGCAGACTTAAAACATGGCACCACGTTCTTGGTTGCATCATCGCTCTTACCAAGCAAACATAATGCGGAGAATTGGAATTTGTTTACTTCCAATCCCTCTGGTGTCTTCTTTGTATCAGAAGGCAAAATCTCCATACTTTGAGCAAAATAGATATCCTCATCGTAACGTGCGTCAAGCAATTCAGGGTATCTGCCCGTCCAAAGAATTATGTCTGCAACCAAATAGGTGTTTTTAGTACCGTCTGCTTCTTCCACTTCTTCATAGTGGACATTGTCTTGCTGTGGAACTGTACCATACGGAACAGTAACCGATGTGAATTTATATTTACCGTCGGCATCTTTCTCAAGTATTATATCGTGACCGCCGAGACGGATAACGCCGTCTTCGTCCATATATAAATGTCCTACAACCGGAATGTTAAATAACGTAGGCAAAGCATCATCGACAGCTTCTTTCGAGATGATTGTCTTGTTGACATTTTTACCAAGCGCCATTACATAACACTTACACAGTGTCAGTTGGTCGTTGATAGGTTTGACAGGCTTAATCTTAGCTTTGAACGTAATTTCTATAAGTTTCTTTTCCATTAGCCTATCCTCCTCAGAAAAATAACGAGCCATCTTGAACGACAATTATTGCCTCTTGATAATTTTTCTCCCCACAGAAGCCGCGGATTGCCTCTATAAGTTCTGGAGACTCTTCAAAACAATAAACTGTCTGATTGCCGTTAACTTTTTCCTCTATATATGAAAAACCGCCATCACTTAAAGCGTTGGCGATTCTTTCATCGAATAATTTTATAAATTTAGTTTTGCTGTTTTCCATAGTCTACCCTCACTTATTTGCATTAGTATCATCATCTCGCGTTTCTTCTCCTGCATCGCCTAAATCGGTATCATCGCTCTTATGTCTCCCTGCCTCATCATCGCCGCTCGATGTGTATGAGCTCTTTAAGGGTGTCAATTGGTCAAAGGGAATAAGCTCTTGCTCAAGATAGTTCAAGCCAGAAATATCGCATTGATGCACGCCAAGGGCTGCCTCGTATTGAGATTTTCCTATACCAAACGAAACCGCTTCTTTATAGTACTTCAAGTACTCCTCTTTGTTAAACACCGTTATGGGTAGTATATTGATTTTGAACTTGCTCGTTCCCACAAACCCAGTCTTCAAATATCTGTTTATTACTCTCTCAACTTGCTGCACCATTCCAAGCACATACGTCTCATCATTCTTGATTGCAAGTTTTGTAACGCCCGAAGTGTTGTTTTCTCTTCCGTGCAATAGACCAGATGTACCGGCGGTTGCCCAGAAGTTTTCTACCGCATTTGCAAGATCGTCTACGTCTGCTACGCCACTCTTGTTTTCAAAGCTAAAAGTATTAAACTCGAATGGAGTGATAGCAAGTCCGACGTTTTCTCCAAGTGCGTTTGCAATATGGGCGTAATACTTTTTGACAATGTTTTCATCCATAGTCGGATTACCTTTATCATCGACTGGTATCTTGCCTGAGAGCATCTTATAATTCTTTAACTCTTTTGCTGTTTCTTGTAGAGCTTCCGTATTTGCCATCGTATATAACGAAGGCATAACCGCAGCAAATGGTGGTATCGTAAAATCCACCAAAGTGCTATCTGCCTTTATACATACAGAAATATCTACTGGCACTTCTTGCCACTGGTCTCCCGTTGCAAGGTAGTCATTGTACATCTTTGTAAACTCCGCTGGATAAAACTCAAGTTTGCTTGCAATTTTGGTCATATCAACTTTGTATAAAAAGCTTCCATCGCATATGGATGTTATCCTGCAATAATCGGGGTCGATTTTTTGGATGAAAGCAGAACTGTTGTCGCTAAGCAAGACGCCATAGAACGCCCCGTCTCGTAAGGCGATGAGGATTTCTTCCCTTAAAATACTTGGTATGTTCATCAGTTCAAGTGACTTAGATACCTTTTGATATTGCTTAACAAAATTATCTTTAACGCCGTTTATGTCAAATCCCAGCGGGGAAATCACGTAAGCACCGGTATATAAACCGGCATAATAGTTCAACAGTCTGTTGTAGTGCATCGAAGCAATGTACATATAGTTCGACGCATCGCGCAAACTCTTCTCGTTAGATGTACTGGTTGGCGATTGCAACCATTTGAGTATGTTCTCTTTCGTATATACAGAATACGAGCGTGATTTTTTTGAAGAAGCGACTTGAGGGTTGTAAGTAAGCTGACGCATTAAAGCTTTCGCAAACGACAACGGCATCTCAACAAATCTTTCTTGTGGTTTGTTGTGGCTTCGATTAGTATAGTTGCGGTTGCGATTGTAGCCGTTAGTATTTTTCGCCATTACCTTCCTCCTCTATAGTTTCTACTGATTTTAATTCTATATTTGGACTTAAGATATATCCATCAATTACATATAACTGAGTATTATCATAATTCCAACTATATACCTCATTTAAAAGTCTTGAAGTTGGTTTACTTCCATCTACAGCATAATTCC